TACCAAGTATCCGATCCAACTGAAACTGGACTGTCTCCTCTGGAGAAACTGTCCGGGTAGTCACATCAGCCTCTAACGCATCCGCCGCGTCAGACGCCGCCGCTGTAGTCGCGTCATAACGCGCAGCCTCATCCGCCGCCTGGGAAACTGATGTTTGCGCCCCTGTATCAACCGATGACTGATTAGTGTTCTCCGGGCGCGTCACTGTATCTACCCGCATCCCAGCGATCTCAGCTTCAATCTCCTCGAGGGGTCTGCCCTGCGTCGCCTGGCCTAAATAGCCTGCCAGCTCCTCTGGCGTTGCCTCACGATCCAGGTATTGCCCAAAGGCACCACGAATCGTCCCGGACGCCAGCCCATTAAACTCAGCAGACTGCCGAATATTTGCGTTGAGCTGCTCCTGGGTCTGCCCGCCCAGTAAGCCCTGACGCCAATAAGCCAGGCCCTCTTCCCGGGGATCGCGCTGCAATATGTTCTGATATGCCTGAGTAACCCGATCAGTCGCAACACCAAGGCCCTCTTGAGAGTTGGCAATGTTGTAACGCACATCATCCATAGAAGCGCCATCGCGCAGGCTTTGTGTCCAATAATCTAGGCCGGCCTGCTCTGGTGCTCTGCCCAGGTATTGCTGGTACAGATTGGTAATGTCGCCGGAGTAATCAACCGGAGAATCTGTAGCCATCGTGACAGGCTCACGCCGCGGAGTCGGCGCTGGCTGTTGCTGTTGCGTCTGCCGCAACAGACCCTGATGGCTCTGCTGCATTTCTTGCAGGCGCTTGCGCTCCTCCTCCGTCATAGAGGACATTGTAGTAGTAGGCATATTTTTTACTCGGGTTTGGTGGGCCAGGTAATCGTCGCAGGAAAGCCTTCCTGCTGGGGTACGTCTCGTAGCGCTTGTCTATAGGCTGTCATCTCGGCAGACATGGTAAAATCAGACAAGCCAAGATGGTCTGTGGCTTTTAGCAGATTGTCACGCACCGCTCTCTCTTCATTAGCCATCTTTGAAATTTCTTTTGCATCATATTCCGCCTGCTGATCTGCAACCGAATGAGTAACACCATCATCGTCCGTGTACTCCTGAAATATAGGTTCAGCACGATGCACTACCCGCCATTTCCCCTCTTCATACTCTTCCGCTGAGTCAGGGATAGCCTTCGTGTAAGCATCAAAAACTGGGGCAGAAGTGTTTTCTACTTCAGCTACGCCAAAGGTAGCCAAAGTGTTTGCCCCCCATTTTTCTGGCGTAGAGACGTTAGGAAAGTCGCGCAATAGCTCTAGCCTAGTCTTCAATTTACCCGTGTTTAAATCGACGTAAAACATCTCAACTCCTTATCGAATGTAACGTAACAATACAACGCCACTTCCGCCATCTCCGCCGGTGGTGTAGGCCCAGTTCGGGCTTATACCGGCAAAGCTGCCACCGCCACCTCCGCCTGTATTTGCGGTTCCAGCAGATCCGTTGCCAGTAGACGAGCCATTGCCGCCGCCATCATTGCCAGACCCGCCGTAGGCGCTGCCACCGCCTCCCGCATAGGACGCACTAACCCCATTATCAATACTAGAAGCCCTTCCGGTGCCTCCATCCCCAAAGTTGCTGCCCCCAACAGAGCCAGCGCCACCGCCGCCCCCACCGTTTGAACCGCCATCGTTACCAAATCCAGTGCCGATAGCAGATCCTCCGAGCGCATTATTAACCGTCCCGCCCCCGCCAGATCCTCCGTCATTACCGAGCGTTGCGAACCTAGCACCACCGGATCCGCCGCCTAGCGCCAGTATTGCAGGTGCGCTTCCGTCGGTAAGATGTAAAGCTGAGATTTCGCCGTCGGCTCCTCTCTGTTCGGTAACGCCACCAGCGCCTCCAGCACCGACAAAACAAAACAAACCGCCGCTCGAAGGCATAGTGAAGGTACCTTCTTGCACTTCACCAGCGCCTCCGCCTCCTCCTTGATATCCTTGCCCCCCGCCGCCGCCACCGCCACCGCCTCCAACAAGAAAATACTCCACCGTCTTTCCAGCGGGGATATCATCGGTCGTTAATATTGCGGAGGAAGTAATCGCATAGCCTGTGTAATTTACGGTGGCTTCAGTGTAATCAGTAGAGGTGAGCGTAGGGCTTCTATAATCGAAGTCCAAAGTCCCGTCTAGGTAACCATACGCGCTAAGTTCTTTACGGCATGTGGCGAAAGTCGGGTAGGTGCGATTTTCTCCCCAAACTATTCTTACAGCACCCTGAGTGCTATCTTTACCGCTAGTCTGGTATCGTCTTACACCGCTTGCCCCGCCCCCGAAAACCACTGACGTATAAGGATAAACAGCCGGTACATCGTCTGCGTAACTTCTAGAACCGTAAGAGCCTGCAGATCCTCGGCCACTCAAGGAGGTAACCCCGCTTGGGCCTTCACCCTCTATGCCCACACCTCCGCCGAAAGAAACGCTAGACGCGGCTTTTCCACCACCGCCACCAGCGCCGCCAGAGCCGTTAGTCCCGTAGGTTCCGGTTCCGCCGTTTCCGCCATTACCTGAGTAACCTCCAGCACCACCTCCGCCGCCGCCGTTAGAGCCTGACCCATTCCCGTTTAATCCCCCATTGCCGCCGCCCTGCCGTTCAGTGCCCCCTACTTGGTTATATCTACCAGCAGAGAGCAAGTTTGTAGCGCCTCGGCTTATTGACGATTTATAAGTTGCTGTTGAGTAGCCGTTCCTTATGCCGACTGTAATCGTTAAAGACTCCCCCGGAGTTACTGCAAACGTGCCATACGAAAGCGCCCCGCCGGGCGTCCCGGGGCCACCAAATTCCCCGGGGGAGGCAGGCGATGCGTTAGAGCTCCCAACGCAGACAGCAGACACCTCGTAGACATCATCCGGCACAACGAAGGTGCCGTTGTTTAGCCACACTGACTCGCCGGGAACGGGGTATGCCGCGCTCGGTTGTACCGAAAGTAATTTTCTAGTTGTGCCGCTCATCCAAACGCTTGCCCAGATGTAACGCCATACCAAGTCGTGCCGGCGTCGTGCGTCATAAAGACGAAGATGTCTACCGCAGAGGCCGTTGATGTCAGCGTAGGAGCTGTAGCTGCAGCCCAATCAACCGAAGCCGGCCAGGTCACGGTATAACCAGAAGCGCTTGCGTCTTGAATGATCTTTAATGAAAAGCCGTAAGCCGTACCAGACGCCGGGGGATTACTGAAGGTGAGGGTAGTGTTTTCAGTAAGCGTATGGCTGAACACATTGCCAGCCTCACAATCTATCGTTGTCGCGTTGCTAGAGCTGGTCGGAGAAACGTAACTTTCGTTATAGCTATCAACCAGGAGCTCGCCTGTAATATCCACATCACCCGTGTGAGTGGATCCTACTTTCGTGGCAATGTCAGATTGAACGCTGCTGAACTGAGACTGGATGCCGGATGTGACCCCGGAAAGGTAGTTGATTTCCGTGGCGGTCGCGGTGACTCCAGTAATCTCAGAGAAGCTAACCTGACCGTCAGCCAGGACACCACTGCTAATGATGTCCGCAAAATCTCTTGCCCTGCTCATATTTTTACTCCGGTTTGGTAGGCCAGGTTATTTCGCCGGGGAAGCCGGCCTGGGATGGGACGTCACGCAGTGCCTGCCGATACGCAACCATTTCTGCGGATGGCGTCTGCCCAGACTCCAGCGCCTTTAGACATATCCAATCTGTTTCTGCTAATAACGTATTGCGTTCTGATCGGATGGTTTTAGACAGACCCGCGTTTCTTTCGCTCAGCGCCGCATCAATTTGATCCTGCACGGAAACCAAATTCCCTTGAGCATCCGTATGCTCTTGGAACATATCGCTCTCTGTCCAAGCCCATACCCATTCACCCTGAGCGTTTTGCTCAACACCATCCCTGGTCACAATTTTGTAATCAGAAGATGGAGCGGGTTTCGGGGATGAAAAAACAGGATCAATTTCTAGCAGATCAAATACATTGTCATTCCACGCTCGTGGCAGCGACCTGTGACTATTCGCTGCGCGAATCTGCATTTCTGATTGGATTTCTCCGGTCGATCTAATTCGGTATTGAGACATTGTTTCGCCCTTTTACACTGGAAGCGTCATGGTTGAGGTGTGAACGTAGATAGCGATAGCGCCATCTCCACCATGAGAAAAGTTAGGCCCATAGGAGGCTTGGATAAACGTGACTCCTCCTCCGCCGCTACCAGCCCCTCCGCCCGGAGTTCCGCCGGGTTGGCCCTTGTAGTTGTTTGCGGAGGTGGCTGTTGTCCCGCGGTAAGCGTTGTCGCCAAGTATTCGATCAGCGCGAGCGCCATTAAAAATTGTGTATGCCGCACCACCGCCCCCGCCAGCCGATTTTTGCGTCTGAACGGAGTCGCCGCCTTCGCTTTGTGAGCTAAAAGTATTTGCGCCTCCACTCCCGCCATATTTGACCGAGCCGGCACCGGCACCGCCACCGCCAGATTGCGTGCCTATCCCGTCAGATCCGTCAGTAGGGCCGCTTGATCCATCCCACAAAGTACCTTTCCCGCCGGCGCCGCCATTGCCATCAAACCCGCCAGCGCCGCCGCCTCCGCCGCCCCAGTTTTGCTGGGTGGAGCCCTTTCCGCCCTGCCCACCAGCGCCTCCATCTCCGCCGCCAGTAGTAACGCCGCTAGGAGTGTTAGAAAAGCTCTTAGACCCGCCTTGAGCAACGGCGAATGACCTTCCTCCCTGACCGCCTTCTGCAGTTGCAACAAAGCTGCCGTATGTAAGAGTAGTATCTCCGCCGTCATTGGCAGTCCCATCGAATCCTGTGTCACCGTAAGCCAAGGGCCCCTGCCCGCCCCTGCCCACTACATAAGTAATTGTATCCCCAGCAGAAACGGGAAGATTTGAAAAGTGCGCTAATCCACCGCCCCCGCCTCCGTAATATGAGACATTATCAACAGAACCATAAGGGCCTGCTCCGCCACCGCCAACCAGCACGGCGGAAACGTAAAGCTGGTCATATTCTCCAGCCACATCTGGCACAGTGAATGTTTTGCTGGTTCCGTCCGTGTAAGCCAGCAACGTGGGAATCGGCCCCTTGGAATTGCCACTTGTATTATCAATATCGTAATTGGTAATTGAGTAGCTGTCCGTTTCGTCTATTGAGGTTGTCGGAAATGCACGATCATTACCCCAGCAAATCCGAACGGCCCCCACCCTGCCAGACGAGTAATTCAACTGGCTTTCATTCATCGGATATGTTTGAGGGCTGGTTACATAATTATCTGTGCCCGTTCCGCCACCGCCAAAACTACCGTATTCATATCCATATGAACCGGGGTAACCGTAATTTGAAGTTCCTGGCTGGGCTCCACTCGGCCCCTCTCCCCATACTCCTACACCGCCACCTCTGCGTCTTGCGCCGCCTCCACCGCCACCTCCGCCAGATCCGGCAGTGCCATAAATGTATTTGGCGCTAGTATTTCGATATGATCCTGTACCGCCAGAGCCAGAGTAACCAGCCGCTCCGCCACCGCCCCCAGGGAAGCCATTGGAGTAAGTGCTTCCCGTTCTGCCGGCACCTCCAAGCTCGCTGTTAGCTACATTGGATCCAGTTCCATCACTTGAAATGAGCTTAGTTGCGCCTCGGTATACGCCTGACTTACCGCCATCTAAACGGTTTGAGGAAGTACCGTCACCAAGCATCCCAACCTTGACCGTTAAGGTTTCTCCGGGGACAACGGTCATTGAGCCATACGCTAACCCGCCGCCATCTCCGCCCCTTGCGTTACGACCAATTTCCCCAGCGCCTACGCAAACAACATGGATTTCTCCAACGCCATCAGGCACGACAAAGCTGTAGTCTGTAGTTGGCTCTAGGCCACTACCATGATATTCGGTGTAATTTCCTCCGATCGAATTATTCAGATTGGAAAGGTCTTTTATATAAAAAACCGCCTCGCCAGGAGTGGGGTCGAAACCGCCAGCACCTGCCGCAGCTTGGATAGCTTTAATTGAGAATCGGCTCACGCTAAACCCAGCCCTGCTGTAAATCCGTACCAGGTAGTACCACCGTCATGCGTGATAAATACGAAGTAATCCACCGCGCTGGCAGTGGCGGTTAGTGTCGGCGCTGTGGCCGCAGGCCAATCTACTGCGGTAGGCCATGTAACAACAAAGCCAGATGCGCTGGCGTCTTGCACCAGCTTCAAGGTAAACGCCGAAACCTTACCGCTAGAGGCGGGATTGCTGAACGTAAACGTAGTGTTTTCTGTCAGCGTATGGCTGAAGTTAGTTCCATCTTGGAGGTTTACGGTTGTTGCGTTACTCGTTGATGTAACGGCCGTGTACTCCTCAGAGATGCCGTTATCAAACGTAACCACGCCGTTAGCGTCAGCAGTAACCGCCTTGCTCGCCTCGCTTGTTCCCAGCGCAGTAACGTCGAGATAGTTAATCTCTGCGGTGGTGGCTGTAACACCATCCAGGATGTTCAGCTCCGCCACAGTAGAAGTAATACCGGCGAGGGTGTTGATTTCTGAAGCGGTCGCCGTAACGCCTGACAGAGTGTTGATTTCCGATGTGGTAGCTGTAACACCATCGAGGGTGTTCAGCTCAGCCGCTGTGGCAGTTAGCCCTAGGTTAAGCAGCGCAGTTGCAGCGCTGGTTAAATCTGACAGGTTTGATGATTTCGCCAGGGCGGTAGACACATTAAACGTGCCATACGCAACAATGGAAATCTGGTCTCCAGAAACCGCCGCGCTACCCAACACAACAGTGCTTCCGTTGGATGCAGTGAAGTCAGTTTCTGCGAGCTTGATGCCGTTCATGTAGACATCTACATAACCGGGGTCATAGGTAGCCGGGAAGGTGGTTGTGGATCCGGTGTACGATCCAGAGCTAGTGCCGACCACATACTCTGCCCGCTCAGAAGTGCCGTTTACGGATGAACCGGCGTTTTGGAACCCGGAGCTCCCGTACACCTTCATAATGTTTGTGCTGGTGTCGAACCACAGATCACCCGCAGTCGGGCTTCCTGGCGCTGTCGCAGAGATAAAGTAAGTTTCTGCGAAGCTGTTTACGTCAGTAATGTTCGTTGCGACGGTATTGACGTTAGCGATGTTCGTAGCGACCGTGCCGACATTCCCTGTAGTCGCATAATACTTTGCAGAGAAATCAACTCCATCTACGGTTCCGCTGGTTTTAGTCGCCCAGTCCTGGGCTAGTGTTGCTGACGCAGACGCATTGGTTTCGCTTGTGCCGGCGTTTGTCTCACTGGTCGCCGCATTGGTCGCACTGGTAGCAGCCGCTGTGGCCGATCCTGCCGCCGCAGTAGCGCTGGTGGCGGCATTTGTTTCGCTAGTCGCCGCCGCCGTTTCACTCGCACTGGCGTTAGTTTCGCTGGTGCCGGCGTTTGTTTCGCTAGTCGCAGCATTAGTCTCGCTAGTCGCAGCGTTGGTTTCGCTGGTAGCCGCCGCAGATTCTGATGCCGCGGCCGCAGTGGCGCTTGTAGCCGCCGCAGTCGCACTAGCAGCCGCATTGGTTGCGCTTGTGGCTGATGCGCTCTCGCTTGATGCGGCAGCAGTTTCACTTGCAGAGGCATTAGTCTCGCTAGTGCCGGCGTTAGTCTCAGACGTTGCAGCATTAGTCTCGCTGGTAGCGGCATTGGTCGCAGACGTAGCCGCCGCTGTCGCGCTCGAGGCCGCATTGGTTTCGCTGGTGAGTGCCGCCGCCGCACTTGCCGCCGCCGCAGTCGTGCTGGGGGTTATATAAGCCAGGGCCGCAGCTTCTGCCGCCGCGATGATGACCGTTTCCGCATAGAGCTTAGTGGTAGCGTGCTCATCCGCTGTAGGCGTGCCAACAGGAACTGGGGCGGAAAATCCCTGTCCGGACGTTGCCGGGGTTGGCAGCTTGTCAAACGCAGACTCAACGTAGTCATACCGGGTGTTGATATCAGCGGCTCGCGCCAGCTCACCAGCCTGTAGCGCCGTTAGCGTTGGTACATAATTGTTAGGCACTTCTTAGCCTCCGTATCACCGTATGAGTCTCCTGGGAGAGTAGTGAAGGGTTACCCCATGAATCGTGTGACTGGCGTTCTCACTGCCGTCAGTGCCGATATAAACGCCCATGTTTGCGCCTGTTACCGACACCCTGATCTTCGCGTCATTCGAGTAGGCGGAGCCCCAGGAGAACTCGTCCCACTCACTGACGTCCCACAGGGATCCAGGAGATGTGTATAAAAGAGGAGATGTGCCGGCAGACTGATT